TTGATGAACAGAAAAATCAGCCGAAAACTTTAGAAGATGTTGCAAGGGCACAGTTAACCGTAGATGAGCAAATTGCGAATGATATTGCAGCTATAAGGTATGCGATTATGGGAGGACTTCTCACTAATAAAGAAGTACAATCTTTAATTGAGGGTTTCAGAGAAGGTGCGGATATTGTTCTGAGAGGAGGAGGGGAAGCGGTGACGACTGATGAAGTAAGGAGAATGTCCCAGGGGTTGACTGGTGAATTGAAGAAAGCTATTGAAGAAACTATTAAGAGTGGTAATTTTTCTGATATTGGAGTAAACCTTGGTGAGGCGGCTAAAGAATCCCTAGGGACCCTTACTACTGGTGCTAAGAATCTAATTACGGAAGCTGCGGGAAATATAATGAAAAAGTTGGGTGAAACAGAACTCGGAAAAAATATTAACATGTCCGATTTAGATTCTATAATTGGAAACTTAGGTACAAAATTAACTAACATAACTACATCAGCTGGTATCACTCCAAGTACAACAACTGGAACTAATGGAACTAGAGTGACAGTTGAAGGACTTTCAACTGCAAATCAAAACTTACCTAATGTCGCTGAAAGGGCTAATTCTCAAAAGTCAATTATTGAATTGTTAGGTAATTTGACAGTTGATGTCAATTTCCAAGATTTACCATCAGGATTAACTGCAGAACAAAAGGAACAGATAGTAAAAACGTTCAGTGACAAAATCAATGATATAAATTTCAAGAATTACATTTTGGGTGTAACAAAAGAACAAAGTCCACTCGCTGGAAATGGTTTTCAAACTTATTAAGACCAATAATAAAACACAACCCCAACCTATTTATTAATAAAAAAATATAGATGGCAAGTCCGTTAGATTTTGTAAATTCAGATGGTTTTAGAAAGAAGCTTATTGTAAGAAACTTAACTCCTTACGCAAAGGCCCCGAATAGACCTACACAACCTATTAATACTGAATATATTCAGTCGGATACCTCTGTACAAGATAGCCCTGATAAGTTAATTGATGAACCATCTTTTGCCAACAAATTATTTCCATTAAACCAATATGGTAATGAGGGTGGATACGAACAAGTTCCAGACCCCGGAGCTTTATTGAATACAAAGTCAAATGAAGGTGAATATGGATACCAAGACGCTAATATAGTTGGTCAATCAGGTCCTGAATCCCAAAAATGGAAACCACTTAACGTTTTCTCTAATGGAAATCAATTACCGTTAGATAGCGCTGAGTTTTTCGGTTCTTTGAACAGACCCTTAACAACTAACACTTCAAATAATCAACCCTACCCAACTACATTTGTTTCTTCAACCTACACACCTGTTTCGATTTTATTATCACCAGATCCGAGTGGAAGTAATGGTTTATTGAGTCAAGATTCATTTATTGCTCGTTTGGGAGCACAAACTTTAAGAAGAGAGTTTGAACAAAGGATTGCAGCACAAATACGACAGGATACATTAGGGAGAGCAAACATACTTAATGCTACTAGTGGAACGGACCTTGTTAACATATTGACAGGTGTTGTTCCAATCATAGAACCAAATTATACAATTACGGTTACCGCTAATCCTATCTTAGCTGCAACCAACTTCGCGTTACGTCTTGGTGGAAGTATTTTACCTGTGTCACCTATACCTGGTTCTTATTTCGACAAAAATATAACATTAGGTCAGCCGACAACAATACAACAACTTTCGAATGCATTCAGAAGAAGTGGTGTTGGAAAGTTCTTTAACCGTTTGATGGGCGGAGGACAAACTGGTTCTGAAATCATGTTCAACAACATGGGGGCGGGACAACGTTCTCAATTGTTCAAAAACATAGATTTCAACAGATACAAACCAAACTTTCCAAGAAATTTCTTTCAGAGAGTTGCAGGTGCTTTGGTTGGAACGGTTTCAGACAACAGTAATTTCTACGTTGGTAGTATAACATCCAATCCATCTCAGGTTTTCTCTCCTGTTGGAGATGTACCTGTGAATCAATTCGGTGTTGAACAACAATCACCAGTATATGGACCATCAGAGTTAGCACAATTATATGAAGGACCAAGTCAATCAGTAAGATTGGGAGCTAACGGTCCTACATATAGTAATGGTGGCGGTATTGAAGGTGGATTCACTTGGGTGTCTCCAAAATATAGAGGCAATGCCGGTAAAAAAGTTGGTATTGGGGGTGAGGTAACAAATGAAGATGAGGATTTCCGTCCGTCATCTTATGTGAATACTGAATCCGTTAATAACGAATTTAGACAAGGTTCTATCCTTGATGACACACAACGTTTAATAGAAAGCCAACCACAAGGTGGTAAACGTTTGCAACACGTAGGAAATGCTATAGACCAAGTAAGTAAGGTGTTTAATGATGGATACAAGGAACTTACAAAGGGGTCTAAGGTTTATAGATATGTTGGTGCGATTGGACAAGAAGTTGGTACAGAATATTGTAGAGTTTTTGCTAAAGATTTACCATACCTTCAATACAATGATTTACAAAAAACGGATGGTATAACCACGGAAAATAGAAGATTTGCATATTCAGTATTAGATAAAACTTATAACCTGAACATCTCACCAAACAAACAAGAGGGTGGACAAGATTCAACAAATATAGTTGGTACTATAAATAATGCTGTCGCAAAGAAATATATGTTTTCTTTGGAAAACTTGGCGTGGAGAACATCCAATACTCCTGGATTTTCGACTTCGGATTTACCTGTTTGTGAAAGAGGTCCGAATGGTGGTCGAGTAATGTGGTTTCCACCCTATGGATTAACATTTAGTGAAAACGTTTCGTCTAACTGGAATCAATCTGACTTTTTAGGTAGACCCGAACCAATTTATACTTACAAAAATACATCAAGAACAGGTAGTTTACAATGGAAGATTGTTGTAGACCATCCATCAGTTTTGAATGTTATTGTTAACAAAGTATTGGGAAATGAAACAAACAAAACACGAATTGATAGTATTTTAGAATCTTTCTTTGCTGGTTGTAGAAAGTATGATATCTATGAATTGGCAAAAAAATATGTGAATATAAACCCAAATGATTTGTTCGAGTTACAACAAGCGATTACGTCAAAAGAAATGACGAGAGAACAAATTATATATACCCGTGGTACAATTGAAACTGGATTTAATTCACCTGATGGTAACGGTGGAATACCTGTATCTCAAGAAGGTGGAGGGGGGAACACTAATGTACAATTCACAGATTATGAAAAGTTAGGGTTTTATTTTGGGAATGATTATCCGAAACCAAATACCACAATTAACTATACAACTGAATATCAAAGATATACCACAACGGATAAAGAATTATATCAAACAAAACCTAATTCAGGAAAAACCCAAACATTCTTCAATACAGTTGTTACTCCAAATTATAATGCTGTGAATGATTTGGCAATAAAATTGGGAAAGGCTTTTGAAACAAATCCTAATGGTACAGTTACAATTGAAGTTGATTCAAGCTGTTCCGCACCTGCATCCATTGATTATAATAAAAAACTTTCGGAGCGAAGAATTGCTGCGATGATTAAATTTTTTGAAGAAAATCCTAATACTCAAAAGTACATGACCTCTTCACCACAAAGATTAATCGTGAAGCCTAAAAATGCTTTTGGTGAAGAAACAACTGCGGAACCTAAAGTTTTCAATTTTGAAGGATTATTCACAGGAACACCTTCTCGAATGGGAAAAATTGTTAATTGTACTGATAAAGACAATAATGTTGTAGGTGGAGATACACAAGCGGGGTCTAAAGATATTTTTACAACTGCGGCTATGGCATGTAGAAGGGCGTATATATCAAGTATTAACTCCACTTTATCTGCGCCACAGACACCGCCTGAGACAACAATTATTCCGTCTCCATCGAATCCTTTAATAGGTACAGTTGTGACAACGACTGAAGTAGAGCCTGTTGTTACGGAAGAATGGAAACCAAGAGACAACATCACCAAAAGGGTTGTGAGAGCATTACTTTCTGAATGTGATTATTTTGAAACCATCAAAGAAACAACTCCGATGGTTTATGATAATTTGAAAGACAAATTGAAGTTTTTCCAACCATCATTCCATTCAATGACTCCTGAGGGATTGAACTCAAGATTGACATTTTTACAACAATGTTTACGTCCTGGTGATACAATACCAACTATCAAACAAGTTACACCAACAAGTAAGCCGGAATTACTTTATAATAATGCAACTAATACTTCATTTGGAGCACCACCAGTTTTGGTCTTAAGGGTTGGAGATTTTTATAATACTAAAATAATTCCTACCTCTTTAGGAATAACATATGAAGGATTGGATATAAACCCTGAAGGTATTGGGGTTCAACCAATGATTGCGAACGTGACTTTATCTTTCAACTTTGTGGGAGGTAGTGGATTGAAAGAATCTGTCGATAAGTTGCAAAATGCTTTAACGTTCAATTATTATGCAAATACTGAAATATATGATGATAGAGCGGATGTAACAGACACTGAATCATCTAGAATCTTGGATAAAATGTTTTTGGATGGACAGACCCCTCCACCAATTCCAAATGCTGGAGTTGTGTATAATGGACAAGATAACAACAATGCTATCGGGTCTATAATCAGTTCAGAGACAAATACAAGTGGTGTTACAACAGGTATACTAAGTTATAGTGATTTCATGGACAAAGTTGTTGTTGATACTCAAACATACTTTACAACTGTTGTGAATAAGGTCAAAGAAAGTGTTAACCAATATAATAATGCGGTGAGACAACAATGGATATTGGAGAGAAACTATACACAAGGGAATCTCAATGTTAATCCCGACACGGTTGTATTATTTGGAAAACCAAACAATGTTGAAAAAAGATTTGATGAAATATTTGTTGAACTTGATAAGAACATTAAAGATGGAACTGAAGGATTTATAAAATACCTTTCAGAACCATCAAAAAATTTGTCACCATCGTTGATTCGTACAATTAAAGAAAACTATTACAATTTTGTATCGAGAAAAAGAAGTTCATTCCAAAACGCAATTTCTTCTATTTCTCAAAGTTTGGTGAATCAAGAACAAAGTTATATTCAAACTCTTGCTAGATTGAATACAATTACTTTCCAGTTGTCAGGATTAACAAATACTGGTACTGATGGTCTTCAAGCAAAAAATGGACCTGTTACAGTGTATGTGACATCAGGAATAACGGATGTTCACCCAACGACAATCGCACAAAATACTTATTCAGAATTAGTTGAAGATACCATTAAACTTCAAAATAATATTGAAGAGTTTAATACGATTATACAAAGTCCAAAGAAATTCATTTATCCTGCCAATAGTGTGGAGTATCAGGGTACTTTGGTTTTCAAAACTGAGAATGGAAAATCTAAAGAAGTTACTGTTCAACAAGTTTTCAAACCATTTAGTACAAATGTGTTATTTAGTGACACAACTGAAAATTATCCTTTCCGAAGAGTTTATATGATTATTTCAGATGATGTCATTGATGTTAAGAAATATGAAACATTCAAACAACAACTCATAGGTAATGTACTTGGTAATCAAGCGTTACTTGGAAATGGATCTGTTGACATTGAATCAATATTTGATACATATTGGATTAGGACTGCAAGACCTGTTTTCCTCGAAGAGAATAATATTACAAAATCATTCATTGAAAACTTAGAAAAAAATGATTTGAAAGATTATTTAATTTATACACCATTTGATAAAAAACAAAGAAACTTCACATTTACGACTGAAAATTCTGCGGACACAACTCAAAAAACCTCCCAAGAAAACTTGATAAAAGGTTTGGCGAACACAACGAATCAAAATACTAATGTGTTGACTTGGAACGATACAAATGGAAACGTGGCGGGAGCATATATATCTAAAGCAAAACTGAACTAATGGCATATCAATATTGGAACCGATATAGTGATTTTCTAATTAATGGGGAACAAACCGTTGTTCCTTACGTATCTCTGCCTCAAAAACCCACCGATAAGGCATTTATTTATAAAGTTGCAAAAAGTAGATTAGACAAAGTTTCCCAAGAATATTATAACTCACCAGTTTTTAGTTGGCTTATTCTTCAGGCAAATCCACAATTTGGGGGTTTGGAAAATAATATTTATGATGGCGCGGTATTGATTATCCCATTTCCCTTACTACCATCTTTACAGGATTATAAGGCAGCTTTAGAAAATCATTTTTATTATTATGGCAGGTAACATTCAAGCAGACACTAGTGGTAATATTTTAGTGGAGTTTGACTACAATAACATTATTGTGGTTGACCCCAATAAAACTATAGATGATTTTGGAAATATTAAAGAGAGGCTTGTCGACCATGAGAATCTTGTAATGTATGCCAACTTGGAAGCAGATCTCTTACCAAGAACTAAATTGGCGGTTGGTGGAAGTCCCGAAGACAGAATCAGGACAATATCAGTTGCCAAAATGAATTTTTTGAAACCAACCAAAAATGCTTTTTTGGGGGCTGGATATTATGATGAATTGACAGGGGAAAACTCGACTAAGTTCAAAGGGGAGAATCAAAAACTTGAGGTTGGTATAGAATCTTACAACGGACAAAAACCTTATACTATTAATACTGTTGCAAATGAAAAAGATATAATTGACAATGGATTACTTGGAATTACGTCGATAAACATCAAAACAACACAGAGTTTCATTCCAACTGTAGAAATTTTGTTGGAAGACATTCAAGGTAAGGCATTATTCGAACTTGGAAATAATTCTCCTTATGCTGCATTTTTCAACATGCCATACCCTCAGTTTTATTTAACACTAAAAGGGTATTATGGTCAGGCGGTTAGATATCAGTTGAACTTGAAAGATTTTCACGCTTCGTTCAATGGTTTCAGTGGAAATTATCAGGTTCGACTTAATTTCGTAGGATACAAATTCAATATATTGAATGAAGTGGCTATGGGTCATTTGTTAGCGGCACCTCACATGTATAGCCAAAGATTCGACATTAGTCAAACTTTGGATGGTCCACAACAACCGAACAAAGCTGCTGAATCTCAAGCTAGTACACAAGCTGAAAGGGGTGCAAATAACTTAGGGTCGAATGAGGCTGTTGTTACACAGATAGTTGCTGAAAAAGGGTATCAAAAGATTGTTGAGGTTTATAGTGAATATAAGGCCAAAGGATTAATTGACCCTAATTTTCCTGAATTAACCTTAGTTCAGTTGATGATTAAGTTAGAAAATTTTGAAACAAATATCATGGATTCGTTTGACAAGACTGAAGTCGAATCACTAACGAATGTCAGAAATTATAAAGGTATACTTACTGAATATTTTAACACAATCAGAGCGTCGAATAATTCTTGGTTTAATATAAATTTAGACCCAAGACCAATCATTCTTGTATCAGGAGAAAGAGTATATGTCTTCAAAGAATTGTCTCGTGAAGTAAAGGATACTGCAATTTCCAAACTACAGGGTGATATTACAAGATATAACCAAGCGTTATCTGAAAACCCAACTTTAGGTACCAAAGGAGTAACTCCAATACCAAATCCAATAAAATATGAAATGTTGGAGAGGACCGCACCACAATGGTCTGAAATCGATTGGAAGGAAACAACGAGAATTCAAACAGGAATTACCAATCCAACAGTTGAAGACGAAAATAAAGTAAAAAGTAGAGTTTCAACTTTATTCGTGCCCAAAGAATTACAACAAACCAATCCAGTGGGTGCTATAGTTGGTTTGGCAAGTTTGATAAATTCTAAGTTTACCGTTGTTCCTCAAAAATGGTTTGTGTTTGAAGGGGAAGGAAGGTTTGATAAACAAATAGCCTTGATGGAGGCCCAAGCCAACAAAAAACTTTCAGATTATGAAAGTGAAATTTCTGACTTATTATTGAGAAAAATCGAAGACACTGCCACTGGTATTGGATTTACACCAACAGTAAGAAATATGATTGCGGTAATCATGGCATCAGCTGAAGGTTTTATACGTCTATTAGATGATGTTCACACAGAGGCGTGGGATGTAAAATATGACCCTGTAAGAAAAAGGGCAATTTTGGAAAACCCAACTTCAGCTCCAAGTACTGAAACTATAGATAATGTTGTAAGAGACCCATTCACATTATTCAATGAAAATCAATTGAATACGGATGCGGTTAATTCACAAGTTCCTGTCTACCCTTGGCCACAATTTTTTGTTGAAACCCCTGATGATAAAAAAGGGAGATTCCAATTAAAATATATTGCTGACCCATCGGTGGTTGATTTAACTCAAGGGTACCTTTTTGATAAGTGGCCTGAAGTTGAGTTTGTTGAGGAATACATGAAAGGATTGACACAAAAGTTTCAAAATCCTAATTCTCCACCTCCATTAGATAATGAAAGGGATACTAATATTATCAATATAAATGCGATAGAGTTTCCATCAACAGGTTTAGCTTACACAAATAAAGAAGAAATTAAATTCTTTTATGAGATTTGGGAAAGACAATTCCTCACGTCACATTATTCTGGATTGATTAGGGCTAATCTGAATCAAGTTGATGAGTTAGTTAAGTTGAATATCGAAACTGAAGTGAACAACATTCAAACCAAACTTGGGGCTAATTCCCCTTATTTGACTTTGAAATTAAAAAACTTTAATTTGAATTCGTCTAATTATCCTGATTTTTTAAGAACAATATCAAACACAGGAACAGGACGGGCTTATCAAGATTACATAAGAGATTTTTTTGTAACACCTTATATCAGAGGTTTAACAGAAAATTCGTTTGCGATTCTAAATTCTTTAGAATTGGGAAAAATTCCTCAGGTGTTTACAAAATCTGAGGCTTTACGTGCTTTAGTAGTAAACGCGTCAAATGACCCACTTATTGTGGATACATTACCTTATACCAATCCTAACTGGTGTCTGACAAATTTGAATCAAGGAAATACTGCGGTTTCCAATCAAGTATATAATACAAACAAATCACTTACGATTTTCGAACCTAGAAAAATTATTTCTAATTTTACAGATGTGTATAATTACACAGACAATAGACCAGTAACAAATTTTTCATATTTAATAAATCTAAACCCAACACTAGTTGCACTCACGTCAGGGTTATTTAATAGTAGTATTGTTGGATTAAGTGCATTTTATTCCCTCAGAACTCCAGAAAACTTTGTTGCGACTGAGGGATATGTTAACGGAACTACACCTACAGGATTATTGAGCCCAAGGTCAACAACATCGATGTTGAATACTCCTTACTTTATTAATGCGGTACAGAATGGAGTTTATAATTCAAGAATATCAGGTAACACATATCCTTATGTGCAAGCGGCTTATTTGTTCCTTAATTCTTTACCATTGGCAACATTGAGAGAAAAATATAAATCGTTCTCGAATGATGTCACAACTGAATTGGATTACATCTCATCCACACTGAAAAAGTTTGGCGCTATTCATAAATTACCATATGCTTGGATATTGAAATATGGGTCGATATGGCATAGATACAAAAAGTATAAGGAATCTAATGTAGATATATTGGATACCGCTTGGGGTAACTTTAACTATGCGGAAAATTTTTATCCTCCTACGAGTTCAATTACCGAAACATACACTTTCAAATATTCAAATGTAAATACAAGAATTCGTTTACAAAGTGAAGGAGTTACACAAATACAAATGCAAGTTGGATTTTATCCTAAACTTATAAATGACTTTAATGTTTTTTATAACGGATATGATTTGTATCAAAATTATACTGATACTGAAATCCAAAACAGTGTTAATGCAGGAATGAAGTTATATAATTTCAGTCCATCAAACATTGTTAATGCCAAACAGGATGGTAAGATTTTTCAGTTGACAACATGGTCTGTGTTATTACCTAACACAACTCCAGATGCTCCCATCGATTGTAACCCCAAAGACAACACAGTTGGTAACGATTATTTTGTAATACCTTCGTTTGGAACCCCTTTCAATCAGACAGTGGAATCGTGTATAGTCGACCAAACCACAACACCTACAACAAAAGTAAATATTACCAATAATCCTGCCGTGTTCAACGGATCGGTTAGATGTTTATGGTCGGCATCAAATTTTGGATATTTTGATAATAATCAATTAGCATTTCCTGAACCTGATTCTTACTTGAATTTAATAACAAGTGGGGATAATCAAACTCCTTTACATTTTTTAACCCAAGACAATTACACCAAAATAGAGGAAGTATTTTCAGTTTTTGAAAAAAAGATTTTGGATTCTTTTGAATTGGAATTCTTAAATTTTTGTAAACGTATAACAGATGCAAATACTGGCGGAGATGTTACAACATTTGGACAATCAACTGTAAATGTGAATGCAAACTTCAAAAACTTTCAGTCATTGTTTAGAAGTTTGATGACGGTCCCAACTAAGTCACAAGAAGAAACCGAAGGACAATATTTTGATAATACTATTAGTAACCAATATTCTTTGTTCCAAAGCGGTATCAAGGCGTTTATGGAGTATGATGTAATATTCAAGTATGGTAATCCTTCCAATTATGAAAGGAGAATTTTTGATTCTTATTTATCACATAACAATGCTGAGTTTGTAGTTGACCCTATAACTTTTGAGCCATATGTACCAAATACATTGCCTCAGTTAGGAAGTAACTTAACTTTGAGTCAATCACAAATTAATAATAGACAAGCTTGGACAGCATTGGAAACTGAAGTTGGATTTTCAACCATTCCGAATGTTAGGTATAGTTCGGTTGGTTCATATATTACCGACTTTTTCATTGATAATAATATAGAGTTCACAAGTCAAAATGTAACATTACTTGCACCTATCATTAAGATGTATGCGACACAAAAACTTAATAATCCTAATATAACCGCTTCACAGTTTCAAAATCAATTAAGTCAATATCTACAAAGAGAAACTGGTATTCAAAATAACTTTTTGAATGAAGTATTGACAGGATTGAGGAGAAGTTTACCCAACCAACAACAATTACCCGAAAGAGTAATTAATAGTGTCATTACTGGTGAACAGAGTAAAGTTGAAAACTACGAAATGTTCAAGGCACTCAATGATAAGTGGATTGCTGGTGGTGATTACAAAACCAAAACGTTATTCGAGGACTTTCTGTTTTTGGATAGGGCGTCCCGAAATATCGGAGATACTATTTTGATTGATATCTTCGAACTCAAAAATACTCTAAATAAGAATTCATTGAATCAGGCAATGAGTGTATTCACATTCATTAGTGGCATATTGATTAAAAACAACTTCACAGTTATGCCACTACCGTCTTATGTTAATTTCTATAATGTACAAGAGGTTGATGGAACTGCATCACCTAGACCTGAGGGTTCCCTTCAGTTTGCTAACAATTTATGGGGTACATTCTTGGACGTTGATTATAGAAATTCGGGGCCAAAACTAGTTTGTTTTTATGTTGGTAAACCATCTCAAAATCTTAATCTACCAAAAAATAATTTTAAGTTTAGAGATGATGCTTTTGAATTAAGGAGGGCATCAGAAAATCCTTTAATTGAAGACCAACAAGGAAAAACAGATTGGGCCTTATCTAACAAGTGCGTTGGATTCAATGTTGACGTAGGAATAAGAAATCAGAATATATTTTATTCATTTACAGTGTCTCAAGATAATGGCGTTGCGACATCGGAGTCCATCAATACCCAACTTAATATGGTCGACCAAGCGTCAGGACGAGCTGTTGCAACTCAAAATGTTAGTTTGTATAACTTATATAAAAATAGGTCTTACAAGTCCACGGTTACAAGTTTGGGTAATGCCTTGATTCAACCGACAATGTATTTCAATCTAAGACATGTTCCAATGTTTAATGGTCCTTACATGATTACAGATGTGAGTCATTCGATACAACCAGGGTCATTCCAAACTGTATTCGATGGGATTCGACAAGGGATTTATGATTTACCATCTATCGATACGTTTTTACAAAGTATTAACCAAAATTTGATTACAAGGTTAGAAGAATTGTTGAAAATTAATAAAGACCAAATAAAGGTTAGTGCAACAACTGACAACGTAAAATCAACCGAGGTTCTTCAAAAGGCTGATAATACTTTGGATACTACAAATTCTTGTAGTTCGAAAATTACGGCACCTGTTTATGTAAATGCAAATCCTGGATACGTAGCGGTAAATGGACAATTAACAAAATTCAGTCCGACTGACTTTGCAAATGCGTTAAAACGATTGATACCTAATAATCCTGATTTACAAACTATAATTTATAGTATATCATATATTCGAACTTTCCAATCTGATTCGAACACTAATGTTGGTACGTTTAACGGATTTAATAATAACTTAGCGACTTTATCTCTTGATATGGACTGGGGAGGACAAGTTTCTTTATTACAAAGAAATTATAGTTGTGTTAATATCAAAACAACTCCTTCAACAAATATATCATTACCAGTTGCTCATTTTGATACCCTCGATGCCTACATTCAGTTTATGTCGGGACGTATCCGTGGGAACGTGGAAAGGGTAATTCAATTAGGATTAGCAAAATATTATGTTTGTTTTTGGCCCAAATCAAACGTATCAGAAGAATATTACGATAAGAATTTTAATGAGTTCCAACAAACAAGAGATACATTCAAAAAAGCTTTGGCTTCCGCGGTTGAAGTTGGTTTAACCAATGTTGAAAAATCCGTTGAATATAAAACAACTGATGATAAAAATGAGGGCCAATCCAATACTCCGAATGTCACTCCAACACCATCACCAATACCTGGTCAAACTTGTCCTCCGGCAATAATTACATCATTCTCCCCTACAATTGGTAAAGTTGGAACTATCGTTCAGATAAATGGTTCAAATTTTGAAACAACTAAAGAAATTAAAATTGGTACTACAATAGTACCGTTCTCAGGAGTTACAATTTTGAATTCGGGTACAATTAGATTTACAGTACCTCAAGTTGGAGAGGGAGTTAAAGTAGAAGAAAAGATTAGTTTAACAACTGATTATGGTACTACAGTTAGTGTTTCTAATTTCACATATGACCTGACTATGGTTTCAATACCAGAACCAGCACAACCAACTACAGCTCAAGGACCATCTGCGTCTATTCCACCTGAAGTTGCGCCAGGTATTCCAAATGCTAACACACAACCACAAGAAACTGGACCAGTCGTACTGACTGGTACAACAACAACTAACTTACTCGGAAGTGATACATCTCTGAGAGTAAATGTTAATCCGGAATCTGGGCCTTGGAAAATTATTCCATCTTTTATGACATGGCAGTGGAGAGCGGTTGGTGTTAAGGCAGGACCGAACAACACATTTGAAGAAGAAACTTTAGGTAAACAAACTGGAAATAGAGAATTGGAAGGGAATGTTTCCACAGATGGAAAGTCATTTACGGTAACTGATTTTGAAATCGTTGATATTGTAGAACAAGATTTAGATGAACCAGACGATATTAAAAAAGTTACAAAAATATATAATCAAGTAGTATTTGTATGTAATAATGATGACGCATATGTGAAATATAATGAAACTAAAAATCCTGAGGATGTAATTAAACAGGTAGTTCAATCGTTTAACTTCACTATAATTCTTAAGTAACTTAATTCATAACCTACATATTTATATAAAAAGATTCTTATGAACATAAAAACAGCATTAGACAATTATCTTGGTAAATCTGTCAGATTTTCTCAGGAAGACAACGGAGATGGAACTAAACAAGTTTGTGATTTAGATACAGGAGATTGTTATACAGTCAGAGAAAGAGATGGTCTTATCGAAAGAGCTGGACATCAAACAACCGCAAATCGAAGAGTAAGAGTGGAAACTCCTAATGGGATAAAAACATTATTAAACGGATAAAAAATGAGTTTAGATAAAAAAATTATCAAAGAGATTGAAAGACATCGAAAGATTAACAATTATATATTAGAACAAGTTGGAGCACCGACTGAGCCAGATCCATTGGCGGCTTTAGCACCTGACGCCGCTGCGGCACCCGCACCGGCTCCTGCAGAAGTAACACCACCAGCAGCTCCTGAAACAGAACCACAACCAATCGATGTCGAGGCTGATCCTGATGTTGAAAAAATTGATGATGAGGGAGAATCTGAAGAAACAACTGATGAATCGGGTACAGAAGAACTTGATATTACCGATTTAGTGGATTCACAAAAAAATATCGAAACTAAACAAGAAGAGTATTTCAATAATTTATTCAACCAACTTAATGATTTACAATCTAAGTTAGGAGAAATGGATACCATTATGAATAAATTAAATTCTCTTGAAGTTAAAATCGAAAAGTACAGAGAAAAAACTCCCCAAGAAAAATTGGAATTAAGAACCTACGACTCATATCCATTTAGTCAAAAACTTTCACAATTCTTCGATGACAAGCAAGATGAGATGGAAAAGACGGGAAAAAATGATTATGTTTTAACTGCAGACGAAGTTACTGATATAAATGTGAATGACATTAAAAACTCATTTCAACCTGGTGGAGGTTTAGACAATGAAGTTTACAAAACTTCATTTAGGTAACACACCACAACACATTTAGAAGGTACTCTCGGGTACCTTTTTTTATTAATTATATTCTTTATTGTATTTTTTATTATATTGGATTTATGAGCGAGTTTAACAATGTTGAGGAACAAAGAATTTGGAATGACTTGGGTCTTTGGGCAGACGGAGGTCACGAATGGTCTAAATCTTTCGGGACGACCGAAAACCTATGGAATACTTATCTTTTTGACCCCCTAAAAAAATTTAGAGGAAAAAAGATTTTAGAAATAGCTCCTGGACACGGTAGAATTTCTCAATTTTTGAGTATTCTTGCAGATGAATTAATTGTCATTGATTTGAACGAAAGTTGTATAGAACAAACAAAAAAAAAACTTGGAAACCACATTAAAGAATATCATGTAAATGATGGGTTAAGTTTAACATCGATACCGAGTAATTCAGTTGATTTAGTTTTCTCTTTTGACTCTTTTGTTCATATGCATCAAAACGTAATCAAAAGTTATGTGAAAGAAATTTCTCGAGTTCTTGTTAATGGAGGGCACGGATTTATACATCATTCTAATTTTCAACAAGGACAAGACTATTCTTTCAGAAATTGGGGAGGGAGATCTAATATGACTAAGGAACTATTTGAGTCTTTCGTTATAGAGAATGAAATGAATATTTTATCACAAAATACTATCAAGTTCAATCCTGAGGGTTTTTGGAGTGGAATTGATATTCTATCTTTTTTTTATAGACCTTAAGGTGATAGTCCCTTTGACAACTTTTTCAGTTTGACTTTTTCATGTTTTTTCTTATGTTTGTATAAACAATTTATTAATTTAATCTATAAAAACACATGAGTTCATTAGACGCCGTATTGGCACAGTACGAAAAATCACAACAAGGGGGCGGGGCCCAATCGAAGATGTCGCAAGACGAAAGAATGAAAAAATATTTCGCTTTAATCTTAGGAGACAAAGAGAAAACAGGACAAAGAAGAGTAAGAATTCTTCCTACGTCTGACGGTTCATCACCGTTTAAGGAAGCTTGGTATCATGAAATCCAAGTTGGAGGACAATGGCAAAAGTTCTACGATCCAGGAAAAAATGACAATGAGCGTTCACCTTTGAATGAGGTTTACGAAGAATTGATGTCAACTGGTAAAGAATCTGACAAAGAATTGGCAAAACAATACAAAGCTCGTAAGTTTTATATTGTTAAAGTAATCGACAGAGACCACGAAGAAGACGGAGTGAAGTTTTGGAGATTCAAACACAATTTCAAAAACGATGGAATCTTAGATAAGATTATTCCTATTTGGAGAAATAAAGGTGATATCACAGACCCTGAGAATGGTCGAGACCTTATCATCGAACTATCCAAAGCTAAAACACCTAAAGGTAAGGAGTATACAACTGTATCCACAATTATGTATGATGATCCAGCTCCTGTACATACAGACAAATCACAGGCAAAGGCTTGGATTGAAGACGAGTTAACATGGTTGGATGTTTATTCTAAAAAACCTGTTGAATATCTCGAAGCAATTGCAAGAGGAGAAACTCCAAAGTGGGATAACGATAAAGGTGGTTATGTATATGGAGATAGTTCAGTACATGAAGAAAGTTTTGGTGGTTCATCAAAAAAATCCACATCCTCATATATCGACCCACAGTCGAACGACGAACCTGACGGAGACCTTCCGTTCTAATTAATAACACAACTCGGATACTATTTGGTGTCCGAGTTTCATTTCCCTATCCTTATGGCTATTAAGAAAAACGATTTTGAAAGTTTGAAGAAGAAATTTTCTACTTCAGCAAAGTATAAACCACAAAGATTCTTTGACTTAGGTCCTGATTTCTTGGATGCCGTTGGACTTCCTGGCCCTGCCATTGGACATCTTAACATGTTCTTAGGCCACTCTGATACAGGTAAGACAACTGCATTGGTAAAGACCGCAGTTGATGCTCAGAAGAAAGGTATCCTTCCTGTGTTCATTATTACGGAACAAAAATGGAGTTTCGAACATGCCAAGTTGATGGGGTTCCAATGTGAGGAAGTTGTTGACGAAGAAACAGGTGAATTGGATTGGGATGGATTTTTCATATTCAATAATAACTTTGATTACATCGAACAAATAACTGACTACATTAATGAACTATTAGATGCTCAGGAAAAAGGTGAGTTAGATTATAGTTTATGTATAATGTGGGACTCTGTTGGTTCAGTTCCTTGTAAAATGACTTTTGAGGGTAAAGGTGGAAAGATGCATAACGCTTCGGCATTGTCTGATAAAATCGGGATGGGCATCAATCAGCGTATTTCAGGGTCTCGTAAAGCTGATTCAAAATATGAAAATACTTTGATAATTGTGAACCAGCCGTGGGTGAGTCTTCCAGACAATCCTTTTGGTCAACCTAAAATTATGTCTAAGGGGGGTAACGCGGTTTGGCTTAATTCATCTATAGTTTTCTTATTTGGAAATCAAAAAGATGCCGGTACTTCTAAGATTACCGCAACTAAGGATAAAAGGTCAATTAAATTCGCAATACGAAGTAAAGTATCTGTACTAAAAAACCATATAAATGGTCTTGGTTATGATGATGGTAAAATCATAGTAACACCACATGGATTTCTGGCGGGTAAAGATTCTTCCGAAGAAAAATCTAATATTGAAAAATATAAGAAAGAATACGCCGAGTATTGGAAAGATATTATTGGTGTTGATGGTGATTTTGACTTAGAAGAAGAAAGGGAAGATAATTAAAAATGGAAACTAAAGTTTGTTCTAAATGTTTTACTGAAAAATCATTATTAGAATATAATGTATGTTCTAGGGTGAAAGATGGTAGAAAGGCTGAATGTAGAGATTGTCAAAAAATAGAATCAAAAAAATATAGATTAGAAAATAAAGAAAAAATTAAAGAATATAATACTAATTGGAATAAGATAAACCAAGAATATTATAAGAAATATTTTGAAGAGTATTATACAATCAACTACGAAAAAGAGAGAGAACGTAAAATCAAGTGGTTTAGTGACAACAAAGAATATTTGAATAACTATCAAAAACGGAGAAAAAAAGAAGATATTTTATTCAGAATTATTTCTAATATGAGAAATTCGGTTAACAGGTATTTGAAATACCGTTCAAAACGAACATTTGATATTATAGGATGTTCACCAGAATTTCTTAAAGAACATTTAGAGACTCAATTTATTGATGGTATGAGTTGGGATAACCGGAGTGAGTGGCACATTGACCACATCATTCCATTATCGTCGGCAAAAACCGAAGAAGAACTTTATAAGTTATGTCATTATAGTAATCTTCAACCTCTGTGGGCGGGAGACAATTTAAGTAAAGGAACCAAAGTATTCACAAATTAAATCACGAGTTGTGATTAAAACATTATTAGTGGACGGAGACAATCTGTTCAAAATAGGATTTCATGGAGTAAAAGAGTTGTATAATGGTGGAGACCACTTAGGTGGAATCTACCATTTTATAAACACCATTCGAAAATTTCTCGAAGAACATAATCATGACAAAGTAATTATATTTTGGGATGGTGAGTCAAACTCTTCCATAAGGAAATCCATATATCCCCAATATAAGGCAAACCGTCGTCAGGATATGAATGAGTTTAAGTACGAATCATATCTTCAACAGAAGTCGAGAGTTAAACAATATCTCGAAGAAATATTCGTGCGTCAGGTTGAAATGATTAATAATGAAGCGGACGACCTTATTGCATATTATACCAAATTGTCCATTGATGAGGAAGTTATTATTTTTTCTGCGGACAAAGACCTAACTCAACTCATATCAGAACGGGTAACCATCTACTCTCCGACCTCCAAACAATATTATAGGTATGGAGACATGATTACCATTAACAAGGTCAACATACCCCACCAAAACGTCTTATTAACAAAGATTCTAACGGGGGATAAGTCCGATAACATTGATGGTATAGAAATGTTGGGGGAAAAAACTTTAGTCAAATTATTTCCCGAGTTGTTGGAGAAATCATGTACTATCGAGGAAATCTTGGATAATGCGCGAAATAACGAGCAAAAGAAAAAACCAAAAGCATTAGAAAACATTTTGATTGGTAAAACTAAAAATGGTACATTTGGCCAAGATTTCTTTGAAATAAATAAAAAAATTGTTGACCTCTATAACCCTTTGATTACTGATGATGGAAAAGAATTAGTGGAACAGATTTACACCGACACAATTGACCCCACAGACCGTGGATACAAAAACTTGATGAGAATGATGATGGAGGACGGCCTCTTCAAGTATCTACCCAAGAATGATGAAGCTTGGGTAAATTTCCTCCGACCATTTATGAAACTTACACGAAAAGAAAAAAGAAACACAAACAAAAATTAAAAACTTTATGAAAGAGCAAGACAGTACTAAAATGGAATTTCTATTGACCCTTAACGATAACATCGTGGTTCAAAGATATTTCAATGTTAGAGGTTACAATCCAAATGCAAAAAACTCCATTGAGTTCTATGAATTCATTAATGGAGTGAAAGAAGAACTTCAGTATCATTTGAAAATGAAGACCGTAATTTACATGATGGACAACAGTGAATCCATTATGCACGATTCTTCAATTATGGATACATCTTATACTGAGGGTCCAGAAATTTTCAATATTTTCGTCAAAGTTGGGGACACGACAATTTGTCATAGAATTTTTGATGGAAAATTTTTTCCACCTAAAGTTCGTTATACCGTTGACGTACGACCCTTTTTGAAAGATATTCTTCGAGAATTAACTGACATTTTTTCCGAACAAACATTAAGTTACCAATATTTGGATTTTGATTTGAGTAAGTGAGTATTTAATAATACACAGGGGAGGAACAAAACTATATGAACAAAAATTTCGATTACTTAGGGAACACATTTCAGATTCAATTACTGAATCAGATTGTGGTAGATAAAGATTTTTCATCGTCTATTCTTGATGTTATCGAATCAACTTATTTCGACAATAAGTATTTCAAAATCATTCTACAAATGATAAAGGAGTACTATGTGAAGTATGAGTCAACCCCTAATTTTGAAACTCTCGAACAAATAATCAAGTCCGAAGTATCCCAAGAGTTGGTTGCAAAAATTGTTTTAGACACTCTAAAACAAGTTAAGGAAGCACCATTCGAAGGGACACAATTTGTACAAGAAAAAGCCTTGAAGTTCTGTAAACAACAAGAACTACAGAAGGCGATGGATAAGGCTCAAAAAATCATCACTCAAGGTGATTTTGAATCTTATGATAAAGTTGAGGGATTGGTTAGGGAGGCACTACAGGTTGGTGAGATTGAGAAAGGTCAAACGGACATTTTCTCTGACTTGGATACTGTATTGGATGAGGACTATAGACATCCAATTCCTATGGGTATTCCAGGCATTGACAAACTCCTTAAAGGAGGGTTGGCAAAGGGAGAGATTGGAGTAATTCTTGCACCAACTGGTGTAGGTAAAACAACTATCTTGACTAAGATTGCAAATACGGCATTCAACTTAGGATACAATGTCCTTCAAGTATTTTTCGAAGACAACCCAAAGATTGTTCAAAGGAAACACTTTACAATATGGACAGGTATTCCACCTGATGAATTGGCGCATCATAAAGAAGAAGTGATGTCCAAAATTACTGAAGTACAAGAAACAATGAAGAATAAACTTGTATTGAAGAAGTTGGCATCTGATACTATGACTATGAACCAAATTAAAAATCAGGTTCGAAAAATGATTGCAGATGGAAACAAAATTGATATGATTATGTTAGATTATATTGATTGTGTGTTACCTGAATCTTCATCAAAGGATGAATGGAAAGCTGAAGGGTCTGTAATGAGAGGATTCGAGGCTATGTGTCATGAACTTAACTTAGTTGGTTGGACTGCAACTCAAGGAAATAGAAGTTCTATTTCTTCAGAAGTTGTGACAACAGACCAAATGGGGGGGTCAATCAAAAAGGCGCAAGTTGGTCACGTCATCATTACAGTTGCAAAAACTCTTCAACAGAAGGAAATGAACTTGGCAACAATTGCAATTACAAAATCTCGTCTTGGAAAAGATGGTGTAGTATTCGAAAATTGTAAGTTCAATAATGAACTATTGGAGATTGATACTGAAAGTTCAGTTACATTCTTAGGATTCGAAGAACAACAAGAGGAGAAGAAGAGAGATAGGGTGAAAGAGTTGATGGAAAAAAGAAAACAAAAAGAGCAACAAAAACAACAATTATAAAAAACAATTAAATAAATTATGGAAAAAATTTTAGTAGAAAATCCGAACAGATTCGTAATATTCCCAATCGAACACAATGACATTTGGGAGTTTTATAAGCAACATCAAGCGGCATTTTGGACAGCAGAAGAAGTTGATTTGACTAATGATATCAGAGATTGGAATAATCTTACTGAAAATGAACAATATTTTATCAAGAATATTCTGTCGTTCTTTGCGGCATCTGACGGTATTGTTAATGAAAACCTTGCCGAAAATTTCGTAAAAGAGGTTCAATATCCTGAAGCGAAGTTTTTCTATGGGTTCCAATTAATGATGGAAAATATCCACAGCTTGATGTATTCATTATTGATTGACACCTATATCTCTAATGAGAAGGAAAAACAACTTTGTTTCACCGCATTAGATAATCTTCCTGCAGTACAAAAGAAGGCTAGCTGGGCCCTTGATTGGATTAAAAACTCTACGTTCCAAGAACGTCTCATCGCTTTTGCTGCGGTTGAAGGTATTTTCTTTTCAGGGTCATTCTGTTCTATCTTCTGGTTAAAGTCACGTGGTATTATGCAAGGTTTGTGTAATGCAAACAGTTTGATTTTCAAAGACGAAAACCTTCATTGTGACTTTGCAATTCATTTGGTGAATAACCACTTAGAGAATAAACCATCAGAAAAAAGAATCAAAGAAATTCTATTGTCAGCATTGGAGATTGAAAAAGAGTTCATCACAGAATCTTTACCGGTTTCCTTAATTGGTATGAATTCAAACCTAATGAAGCAATATTTGGAATTTATTACAGACCAATTATTGGTTAAATTCGGATGTAAAAAAGAGTTCAATGTAGAACAACCATTCAAGTTTATGGAACAAATCGCAGTTGAAACTAAGGGTAACTTCTTTGAGTCAAGAACAATGGAATACCAAAAAGCGAAACTAAACGAAGAGTTATCATTTGATTCTGATTTTTAATTTAATACTTTTATATCTATGATGTCATTAAAAATTAAAAAAAGAGGTGGGGAGGATGTTTCATTTAATCCTCAAAAAATTTACAACAGAATTAAACGAGCTGCAAAGGGTTTGACTGTAAACTCTGATGAGATATTCATTAAAGTAATTACATCTGTTCCAACAGAGGGTAACATAACCACAAAAGAGTTAGATAAACTTGTGTATGAGATTGCTGCGGCGTATACTGGAAGTCATTATGATTACTCTAGACTTGCAGCTTCAGTTGCAATTTCTTCATATCACAAAGAAACTGACCCAAGTTTTTCAAATGTAATGCATACCCTTCATGCTGATGGTGTCGTTCATGATGAACTAATTGCAATGATTGAAAAGTATGGCCCATCTAAGATTGATGAGGTAATCAACCATGAGAACGATTACAATTTCGATTACTTCGCTTGGAGATCTTTACAGGAAATGTACTTGTTGAAAACCCCACAAGGTAAAACTATTGAAAGACCTCAACACATGTATATGAGAGTTGCATTGTGGGTTACTAATACTTTTGAAGAAGCGGTTGAATATTATGAGTCGTTATCAAACCAACGAATCTCGAAGGCGACTCCAATCATGATTAACTCAGGTACTAAAGTTCCACAATTAGCATCTTGTGTATTACACTATAATAACTCAGATTCTCGAGATGGATTGTTAAAAAGTTTGACCGACATTTCAACGTATTCTTCAGATGCTGCAGGTATTGGTCTATGTATGTCAAACATCAGAAGTAAAGAAAGTAGAATCACATCTTCAGGTGGATATGCTGGTGGACTATTAAAATACTTAAAGATTGTAAACGAATCATTGAGATTCTTCAACCAACAAGGAAGAAGACCTGGTAGTGCGGCTATCTATTTAGAACCATGGCACAAGGACATTATGGACTTGTTGGACATTAAGAAAAATACGGGGGCTGAAGAACTTCGAGCTAGAGATTTGTTTACCGCGCTTTGGATTCCTGATAACTTCATGAGAGCGGTTAAGAACAATGAAGATTGGTATCTGTTCTGTCCTAACGATATTCTTAAGGAGGGTATCAAACCACTACAAGAATGTTATGGTGATGAATATGAGAAGAACTATCAGTTGGCTGTTGATATGGGTCTTGGTCGTAAAGTGAAAGCTCAAGAGATTTGGAGTAAAGTGATTGAATCTCAAGTTGAAACTGGTGTGCCTTACCTATGTGCTAAAGATAGTGCTAACAAAAAGACAAATCATCAAAACATTGGTGTGATTAAACAATCTAACCTATGTAATGAAATCTATCAGTATACTGATGAGGACACAACTGCGATTTGTACACTATCATCAATCGTTCTTAAAAACTTTATCGTTGATGGAAAATTTGATTATAAACTTTTGATTGAAGAAGTAAGAAAGGCTGTTCGAGCATTGAACAATGTTATTGATAAAAATAACTATTCAACTCAAAAAGGTCTCAAAGGAGGATTAGAGCAAAGAGCGATTGGTATTGGAGTTCAAGGATTGGCGGATGTTTTTTGTCTTTTAGATTACATCTTTACTTCAGACGAAGCAAAGGCGTTGAACAAAAACATTTTCGAGGTGATTTATTTTGCGGCAATCACTGAAAGTAATGATTTGTGTAAAAAAGGTATCAGAAGACCATACGAATTCTTCAAAGGTTCTCCAATGGCGAAAGGTATTTTCCAATTTGATATGTGGGGTTTGAATGATTCAGAATTATTCTTGGATTGGGAAACCTTGAAGAAAGATGTTATGGAATATGGTGTTTGTAACTCTTTGTTTACTGCACAAATGCCTGTAGCATCTTCAGCAAAGATTACGGGATCATTCGAAATGACCGAACCTGCTCACTCAGCATTGTTTAATAGAAGAGTTGTTGGTGGTGAAATCATGATTGTTAACAAATATTTGATTAATGATTTTGAAAAAATTGGTATTTGGTCTGAGGATTTGAAAAATGAAATCATTCTAAATGAAGGGTCAATTCAGAACATTAACTTCAATCAGTACTTAGATCCTGAAGATAAGAACTACAATAAGAAGGTTAAGAGAATTGAACATCTTATTCCAAAGTACAAAACAATTTGGGAGATTTCACAAAGAGAGTTGATTAACATGGCCGCTGACAGAGCACCATTCATCGATCAATCTCAGTCAATGAACATATATATGTCTAACCCTACGTTGTCTAAGATTACATCATCACACTTCCATTCATGGGAAAAAGGTTTGAAAACTTTGTGTTATTATGTGAGAACGAAAGCAATTTCAACAGGAGCGAAACACTTAGCGTTGGATATATCGAAAAACCAAAAACCGAAACCAGTTGTAGAAGTTCCTAAAGTTGATTACAGTAACATGAATCTACCACCAAAACCTGAAGGAATTGATATCGAGTGTTTCGGTTGTTCATCCTAATTGAATAAATAATCCCGATTAAAGTCGGGATTTTTTATTTTTGGCTATTTATAAGGAAAAACAAGGAGATTATATTTATCGTTATGGCAAATGGAGTTACATACGGATTAAATTTCCCATTTAGAGATTCTAGACGAGGGGATTATTTGGAACTTACTCAGTTAGAAGCACAACAAGTAAAATCTGACTTGATACATTTGTTGTTAACTCGTAAAGGGAGTAGATATTATTTACCTGAATTCGGAACAAGGTTATATGAATTTTTATTCGAACCATTTGATGGTTTAACGTTTGATGCAATACAATCAGATATTAGGGATGCGGTTCAAAATTTTATGCCTAACCTTCTATTGAATCAAATTACAATAACTCCTGCAGACCCTATGGAAGAAGTTGATACTATGTTAGGTGAAAATACTGTGGGAACTAGTGAATCTCCAGTATATAGATTTCCAGGTAAAGGTACCTCAGAATATACTGCTAAAATTAGAATAGATTATTCAAACAACAGATCGACTTTTGCTCAGAGCGATTTTGTTATTATCAATATTTAATATAGATGGCAAATCGTAAAATTTCATACACAACCAGAGATTATCAAGGAATAAGAACTGAGTTACTAAATTATGTAAGGACGTATTATCCTGAGTTAATTCAGGACTTTAATGATGCATCTGTATTCTCTGTGTTTTTGGATTTGAACGCAGCTGTTGCTGACAACTTACATTATCATATTGATAGAAGTATCCAAGAGACAGTCCTTCAATACGCCCAACAAAGATCTTCAATATATAATATTGCAAGGACTTATGGACTTAAACTTCCAGGTCAAAGACCATCAGTTTCTTTAGTTGATTTTTCTATCACAGTTCCGGCATTTGGGGATAAAGAAGATGAAAGATATCTTGGTATTCTATCAAGAGGTTCACAAGTTTCAGGAGCGGGAATCATATTTGAAAACATATACGATATCGATTTTACTTCGCCATATAATGCCCAAGGATTTCCAAATAGATTAAAGATACCTAATTTCAATGCAAACAATGTTTTAGTGAATTACACTATTACCAAAAGAGAATTAGTTGTTAACGGTATTACAAAAGTATTCAAGAGAGTTATTACTCCAAATGATGTTAAGCCATTCTTTGAGTTATTTTTACCTGAAAAAAATGTCTTAGGTATTACTAGTGTTCTGTTGAAAAGTGGTACTGAGTATACAAACGTCCCAACATCCGCCGAATTCTTAGGTGAATCAAACAAATGGTATGAAGTTGATGCGTTAGCCGAAGATAGAGTTTTCATTGAAGACCCTACAAAAGTATCCGACCAACCTGGTATTAAAGTTGGTAGATATATCCAAACCCAAAATAGATTTATTAGTGAATATACTCCTGAAGGATTTAAGAAATTAACTTTTGGTGGAGGTACAAATACTGCGCAAGATGCCTTGAATCAGTTTACAACGTTGGGGGCGACAATTGATTTACAAAGATATTCTAATAACTTGTCGTTAGGTTCGGCATTAACACCAAACTCAACACTTTTTGTCCAATATCGAGTTGGTGGAGGTTTGGGTACAAACTTAGGAACAAACGTAATTACCCAAATTGGAACCGTATCCTTTTTCGTAAATGGACCATCAGAACTTACGAACTCATCAGTTGTAAATTCTTTAAGGTGTAACAACGTAACTGCGGCAATTGGTGGTGCGGGGTTACCATCATTAGAAGAAATTAGAAATTATGTCTCATTCAACTTCTCGGCACAAAAAAGAGCGGTAACTGTTCAGGACTATGAATCTATAATTCGAAATATGCCATCTGAGTTTGGAGCTCCTGCTAAAGTTTCTGTCACAGAAAACAACAACAAAATATTAATTCAATTATTATCTTATGATACCTCAGGAAGGTTGACCAATATTGTATCGAATACTCTTAGACAAAATGTTGCCACTTACTTGTCTAACTATAGAATGATGAATGATTATATTTCAATCTTAACTGCAGAGGTTATTGACTTAAGTGTTGAAGTTTCTGTTGTATTAACGTCAGCACAAAACTCAGGACAAGTTATCGCTGATGTCATTGATAGAATCTCAACTTACTTCGACCCACAGGTAAGAGAATTAGGGCAAAACGTTTATTTATCTGAATTACAAAGTATTGTTCAAAATCAAAATGGGGTGTTAACGGTATCTGACATCAAAGTATTTAACAATGTTGGGGGTCAATATTCTTCGGCTGAGACATCTATGGAATATTCAAACCCTGAGACCAGACAAATCGCGCCAGTAAACTCAACAATTTTTGCTCAACCATCACAGGTTTACCAAATCAGATATCCAAATAAGGATATTAAAGTTTTGGTTCAGAACTTCCAATCGGTTACATTCACATAATTGGTTTATTATCCCAATCTTTGATTTATAATTTATAATGTGTGTATTCAATTCTTAAAAATTACACATAAACTATTTATAAATTAAAGATATTTCATGGGTGATTCATATAGGATTAAGACCGAACTTGGCATTAACAAATCAATCAATGTTCAGTTAGACCAAGAGTTTGAGTTCTTAGAAATTTTATCTCTTAAAATACAACAAACAGATATCTACACAAGAAGTTGTGCGGACTATGGCGTTTTAGTTGGTAGAGTCACTGCAAACAACGGTTTTGGAGTCCCAAATGCTAGAGTTTCTATATTCATACCTATTGAACAGGTTGATGAATCAAATCCTTTGATAACTAGTATATATCCGTACAAGTCGGCTAGTGACAAAAATGGTGACGGATATAGATATAATCTTTTACCTTATACCCCTTCCTATTCTAAACATGCTGCAACAGGAACATTACCAACAAAATCTGATGTTCTAACTGGAAGTACGGCCGTAGAAATTTACGATAAGTATTATAGGTTTACTACGAAAACCAATGATAGTGGAGATTATATGATTATGGGAGTTCCACTTGGAACGCAAACTATAGTTATGGATGTTGACCTCTCCGATATTGGTGAATTTTCTTTAACACCTCAGGATTTAATTAGAATCGGATTAGCTACAGAAGCACAAGTTGCAGGTAATCGATTTCGTGCGTCTAATGATTTGAATTCTTTACCTCAAATTATTAATTTAACTAAAAGTGCTGAGATTTCTCCTTTGTGGGGAGACCCTGAAATATGTGATATATCAATTAATAGATTAGATTTCGATTTACGGGACGAGGCTAACGTTGATATACAACCAACAGCTGTTTTCATGGGATCGGTTTTTTCTTCGACTGATAGATTCCGAGTCAGAAAAAATTGTAGACCTAAAGATAATTTGGGGAATCTTTGTGGGTTGACTTCAGGTCCAGGTCAAATTTTAGCGATTAGACAAACTATAGAACAAGATGAAGATGGTAATCCTGTTTTAGAAGTTTATGAATTAGAACAAGCGGGTAATATTATTGACGGTGATGGGACATGGTTGGCTGAGTTACCGATGAATTTGGATTATTTAATTACAAATGAATTTGGGGATAGAGTTCTGTCAAATGACCCATCAATAGGTATACCAACAAAATCAAAATATAGATTCAAAGTTAAATGGACACAGCCGAATGATCTGACTATACAAAGTCGAAGAGCTAATTATTTACTACCAAATATAAAGGAATATGGATGGAGTAATTCCAATTCCGACCCAACTTTTTCAAGTAATCAAACCGAAAAGAAAAAACAACAAAGTTCATATTATTTTGGATTGGCATGGAGCGGTTACA